GTGGAGAACATGAATTTTGTAGAAACTGCACTCAAGGTGCATATTTGAAAGGGGATAAATAATAATGATGAACAATAACATAGTAATCGAAAATGCAAAAATAGGTTTTAGAAACTTTAGTGGGAAAGCTGCTAAATTTAATCCTGCTGGTCGTAGGAACTTCTGTGTCTTCTTAGATAAAGAGGATGGACTCAAGTTAGAGGAAGATGGATGGAATATTAGATGGTTGCAGCCAAGAGAAGAAGGAGACGACTTAGTACCGTATCTTCAAATAACTGTATCATATGAGAATATACCACCCAAAATAGTATTGGTAACTAAAAAGAGAAAGACCGTACTTGATGATATTTCAGTAGATGAATTAGACACTGCTGAGATAGAAAATGTTGATTTGATAATTAGACCGTACAATTGGTCGGTACAAGGTAAAGATGGAATTAAAGCGTATGTCAAAAGTATGTATGTAACTATCGTAGAAGACGAATTCGCAGAAAAGTATTATGATTAGATAAATAAAAGACCTGAGAATGTCTTTAAACTTCTTATTTATATTTTGAAAGGATTAAATTTATGGATAAATGGATTAATATTCCCGACTTTCCAAATTATGAAGCGAGTAATAATGGTGGGATAAGAAACAAAACAACTAGAAAACTATTGAACCCTTGGGATGATGGCAGAGGATACTTACAAGTAGATGTAAACGGTCAAACTATTCGAGTTCATAAGCTCATTGCTAGTGCATTTTATGATTGCACAGTAAATGGTTTAGTGGTAAATCATATCGATGGTAATAAAAAAAATAATTTTATAGGAAATCTAGAATGGTGTACCCAAGCTGATAACATGAGACATGCTCATAGAACAGGATTAATTCCTCATAATGGGCAAGGTGGACTCCCAAGAAAAATGGTAAAAATCGTAGAAACTGGTATAATATATGAGAGTTTACAGTCTTGTGCTAGCGATATAAATGGGTGTCGTAGTCATATAGGTGATTGTTTACGAGGCATTAGAAAAAGTCATAGGAACTTTCACTTTGAAGAGGTATAATATATGATTAATCTTCGTGATTATCAACTAGAAGCAATAGATAAATTAAAGAATGGATGCATATTATGCGGAGGAGTTGGGTCTGGGAAATCTAGAACTGCCATAGCATATTACTTTGCTAAAGAATGTAAAGGTACTCTTAATATCGATGGCGTTGGTGAGTTCTCAGAAATGAAAAAACCAAAAGATCTATATATAATTACCACAGCAAAGAAAAGAGATTCTTTAGAATTTGAAGGAGAGTGTGCACCTTTCTCACTATCAACCAACCAAGACTGCAGTATAAATAATGTTAAAGTAACAGTGGATTCATGGAATAATATATCTAAGTATATTAAGGTGACTAAGGCTTTCTTTATATTTGATGAACAGCGATTAGTTGGAGCTGGTACATGGGTTAAATCTTTTCTAAAAATAGTTAAGAATAATAACTGGATACTACTTAGTGCCACACCTGGTGATACATGGAGTGATTATATTCCGGTATTCATAGCAAACAAATTCTATAAGAATCGTACTGAGTTTCTTAGAAGACATGCAGTATACAATAGATACTGCAAATATCCTAAGATTGACAAGTATATGGAGCAGGGTCACTTATGCAGATTAAGAGAACGGATAACAATTAAGATGGACTACTTCAAAGAAACTATAGCTGTTGATGAAATCATAACTGTCCCATTTGACAAAGATAAAATGGATACTGTAATGATTAAACGATGGAACATATTCGAGGATAAACCTATTAAGTCCATTACCATGGTCTGCTACTTAATGAGAAAAGTTGCCAATAGCAACCCAGCAAGAACAAAAGAAATATCCAAGATAATTAAGAAACATCCTAAACTAATCATATTCTATAATTTTGATTATGAGTTAGAAATACTTAAAAAGTTAGGTGACACTTTAAAAGTAGAAACTAGTGAATGGAATGGACATGCTCATAAGCCAATTCCTAAAACCAAATCATGGATATATTTAGTACAGTACACAGCAGGAGCAGAGGGTTGGAATTGTATAGAGACAGACACGATCATATTCTACTCTCAAAATTACTCATACAAGACAATGATTCAAGCAGCAGGAAGAATTGACCGTCTTAACACACCATTCAAATTTCTATACTACTATCATTTTCGTTCAAATTCGGCTATAGACCTAGCAATTGCTAAAGCATTAAAGAATAAAAAAGACTTCAATGTATATCGCTTTTTAAAAGATTAACCTCGCGGAAATAACATATACTATTATAGAGGGATAGAGTATCACTATCTTATTATTTTGTTTTTTGAAGGAGGCAGTCTTATGTTAGAAAGTAAGTTTCAAGCCAAGCTAATTGAGGAGCTTGAATCTATATTTGAAGGATGTATAATTCTAAAAAATGATGCCAACTACATACAGGGATTCCCAGATTTGTTAATATTGTATAATAATACCTGGGCAGCTCTTGAATGCAAGCAAAAAGCAGAATCAAGATATCAACCAAATCAAGAATACTATTTAGAAGTTCTTGATAAGATGTCCTATGCTAGTGTTATTTGGCCAGAGATAAAGGAGGAAGTATTAAATGAACTTCAACACGCATTTCGACATAGAGGGCCAACACGCATTTCTAAGTGCCTCTAAATATCATTGGATAAATTATGATGAAGAGAAACTTGCTACATCCTATTCCAAATATTTAGCCACTAGTCAGGGAACTCGATTACACGAGTTTGCATGTGAATGTATAAGACTCGGTGTTAAGTTACCAAAGTCTAAAAAAACCATGAATCTATATGTTAATGATGCTATAGGATACAAGATGGCAACCGAGCAACCTCTATATTTTTCAGAGAATTGTTTTGGTACTGCTGATGCTATATCTTTTAGAAAAAACGTCTTAAGGATTCATGATTTGAAAACAGGAGTAACACCATCATCGATGAGACAACTGGAAGTGTATACATCTTTATTCTGTTTGGAGTATAAGATTGATCCACATGCTATAGATACAGAATTGAGACTATACCAGTCAGATGATGTAATAATCCATATTCCGTCCACAGAAGAGATACTTCGTATAATGGATAAAATAATTGTATTTGATCAGAAAATTAATAAGCTAAAGATTGGAGGAGCATATGATAATGCATGATGAACTTTCTCATATTGGAACTGCAACCTCTGGTCGGTACCCCAAGGGTTCAGGTGTTGATCCCCAAAGAAATAGAAGTTTCTTAACTGAAATAGATGAACTTAAAAAACAAGGTATGAGTGAAAATGATATAGCTACTGGCTTTGGTATGAACTCCACAGAATTTAGACAAAGAAGATCTATAGCTAATGCTGATGAAAAAGTAGCACTTGCTGCTAGAGCAGAAAAATTAAGACTAACTGGCATGTCCAATGTTGCTATAGGAAAAGAATTGGGTGGTAAAAATGAATCCTTCGTTAGAGATTTACTTAAACCTGGTTCCTTGGATAACGCTAAACTAATTCGTAATACAGCAAACATGCTTAAAGATGATTTGGATAAAAATGGTGGATACATTGATATTGGTGTAGGTACCGAAAGACATATTGGGGTTAAGAGAACTAAATTTAAAACAGCTATATCCTTACTTGAAGAAGATGGATATGTCACACATGAGATTCCAATAACTCAAATAGGTACAGGAAAAAAAACAACTATGTTGGTACTTGCTAAACCAGAAACAACATGGCCAGAGATAATGAATAATAAAGATAAAATTCATTTGATCAATGATAAATATTCTGAAGATGGTGGAGAAACATTTCACTCTATACAAACACCTAAGTCTATTAGTTCTAAAAGAATTAAGATAAACTATGCAGATGATGGTAGTGGTGGAAAAGATATGGATGGTGCTATACAACTTAGAATGGGTGTTGATGAATTATCATTAGGAACTAAAAGATATGCCCAAGTTCGTATAGCTGTAGATGGAACTCATTATTTAAAAGGTATGGCTATATATTCAGATAAAATGCCACCAGGAATAGATGTTATTTACAATACAAATAAATCCAAAACTACACCAGCATCCAAAGTATTCAAACCAATGGCAAATGAAAAGACAGGTGTAATTGATCCGGATAATCCATTTGGTGCAACTATACGACAAAAGTTCTATACTGATAAAACTGGTAAAAAACAATTATCAGCATTAAACATTGTTAATGAAGAAGGCGATTGGGAAAAATGGTCTAAAAGTATATCTTCCCAAATGTTATCTAAACAATCAACAGATCTTGCAAAACAGCAATTGGGATTGGCTTTCACTTCTAAAAAGAAAGAATATGATGAGATCATGTCTCTTACTAATCCAGCTGTTAGAAAGAAACTTCTCGCTGATTTCTCTGATGATTGTGATGCTGCTGCCGTACATCTAAAAGCAGCTGCTTTACCAAGACAAGGATCAAGAGTTATTCTTCCGGTTCCAAGTCTGAAAGAAAATGAAATATATGCTCCAAGTTATAGAAACGGAGAAAAGGTAGCGCTTATAAGATATCCACATGGCGGACAATTTGAAATACCAGAACTCACAGTAAATAACCAACAAAAGACTGCTAAAACTTTACATGGTAAATTAATAGATGCAGTTGGCATACATCCTAAAGTTGCTGAAAGATTATCAGGTGCAGACTTTGATGGTGATACAGTTCTTGTTATTCCAAATAGAGGACCTAATGGAAAACAAATAGTTCAAACTCAACCAGCACTTAAAGGACTTAAAGACTTTGATCCTAAAATGTACAAGCTACCTGAGTCTGCTCCTAAAATGTCATCTCGTACTAAAGGTATAGAAATGGGAAATGTTTCTAATCTTATTACAGATATGACTATCAAAGGTGCAAAAAATGATGAAATAATTAGAGCTGTTAAACATAGCATGGTTGTAATAGATGCTGAAAAACATCATTTAAATTATAAACAATCAGCTATAGATAACGGTATTGCTGCTCTAAAAAAGACATATCAAGGTGGAGCAAATCGAGGAGCATCAACTCTTATATCTAAAGCATCCTCAGATTCAAGACCACTTGATAGAGTAGCAGGTGCAGGTAATGGAATACTTAATCCTAAAACAGGTAAAGAAAAAAGGATATATATTGACCCTACTACGGGTAACAAATTATATACCCCCACTGGAAAAACTTATACTAAGAAAACAGTTATGGTTAAAGACCCAGTAACAGGAAAAAATAAAAGAGTTAGTGTATCCAATGCCCTTGCTAAATCCGCATTAGCTGACAATCCAAATCTGCCAATCAAAGAAACTACAGTAAGTAAACTAACTAAGTCTACTAAAATGGCAGAAGCAAAAGATGCATTTGAATTATCATCTGGTACAACAATGGAAATTATATATGCTAACCATGCTAATCAACTAAAGGCATTGGCTAATGAATCACGTAAATCATATATTAGTACACCACCTGCAACATGGTCATCATCGGCATCTAAGACTTATGCTAAAGAAGTATCAGTTCTTAATTCTAAGTTAAATGTAGCGCTAAAGAATGCCCCCCTTGAGAGGAACGCTAATAGGATAGCAGAGGTTAACCTAGCCCTCAAGAAGGCAGCTAACCCCGACATGGAACCCAGTGAGATAAAGAAGTACAAGTATCAAGCCTTAGCAGAAGCAAGAGTAAGAATGGGTGCAGACAAGCATCCTGTTGACATAACAACAAAGGAGTGGGAAGCCATTCAAGCAGGAGCTGTTAGTAACAACACTTTAGTTAAGATACTAGATAATGCTAATCCTGATTTGGTTAGACAGTTAGCAACACCTAGAAACAAACCTGTTGTAACAGCGGCTAATGAAGCAAAGATTAGAACACTTCTTAAGTCAGGACACACACAAGCAGAGATAGCAGATCAGATGGGTGTATCAACATCAACTGTATCAAGCATTATGCAAAGCTAAGAAAGGAGTAATCTTATGATTGAATCAATGCTAACTACAACTGACAATCCATTTGACCCATTCATTCAGTTCGATGAGTGGTATGCCTTTGATGAATCAAAAGGTTATCATTCTCTTAGTTACTTATCAAGAATAGTAAGAACAAGTGATGAATTAAGTGACATGGATCAACATTTAGCAATTGAGTCTGCAATAAATGAAATAATTAAATTAAATATTTTAGGAATTTATACAAAGGCAACACATAATACAAATAGCGAGGCGTAAAAGCATAGAGGGGGGTCTCTCGCAAAACCTACCCCCCCTTCAAAT